CCGACTTCCGAAGTCCACTTGTACAGTGGGTTCGGACGCTCGTAGAAGTATCGAGCGAGGCCCGTACTGCCTTGGGTTGCACTAGTGGGCTGTCGCGCCTTAGGTACGACAGTCCAGTATAACCACCTCTGAAGGGCAGCGTCCCACTTCTTTCGAAGTGGAGCTTGTCCCCAAAGATGTGGCCAACCAAAGGCCCCTGAATCCACCGGCACATGAGGAAGTAACCTCAAAAGAGGAATCCCCATGCCTGTCTTTTTGATGTAATCAGAAGAGTTGTGCAAGGCCTTCTTATAGAAGTTCTTACATAGCTCGACCGACGCAATCATGGACTCAGGGCGGTCCTGTTGAGGCGACTGGGTGATGTACGCAGGGGTCACATCGTGACCCATGAAAGCATCCATACCACATGACTCTCTGAACCTTCCAGTCCAGAAAGACTTATTGTGGTTAACCTTGAAACCAAGGTTCCCTAGAATCGCTATCACAGTGCCCGTGACGTAGTCGGGGACGACAATGTCGTCACCGAATACTTGGACCACCTTAGCAGCTGCTCGTATAGTCTTTGGAGTGGGTGTCCATCCATGATATGAAATCACGGCCGACACACAAATCATCGAGTATACGTATGACTGTACAGGAAAGGTAACTGCAGACCCCATCGTGGAGAACTTCCTAAGAGCATAGCTCGAAGGACTCTTCTTATCAATCGATTGATTGATAAACGATGTTCGTGAGGCTTGAAGAGCATCCAGGAGGGAGTACTGAAAGATACACCTTAACCATATGTCCTTTATTAGATTATAGTACTTTTGCGAAAGTACCTTCCTAACTTCTTCACTCACCCTTTTATTTCTAAAAGCGATAAGCGACATACATAACGCCAGTTGTTTTAGGTGGGAACTGGACCCCTACATACATCATCAGAATACTCAATAACATTCCGATTCCCTATCTTGCGGACAGTTCAAAGTTGCTACACTTTTAGATGTGGTTTGTTATTAAATCTATTATTCCTTGCGGGAATAATAAATTCCATATTATCTTGCGACTATGGATTTACGCTATTGTCTTCTGACAATGGAGAACGTCTTTGCGTTTTATAATTAAATAATAGGAATTGAACCTATAACAGTTTGCTTAATAGGCAAATGCTCTACCTTTGAGCTATATTTAGTAACCAACCATGATGTGCGTTCTCTGTGGTTTTATTATATTTTGTATAACACTATGCCACACATCACATATCTTTCATCTTGCGGACTACTTGATAGTAAGTCAAGACAATAGGTTTTATTTTTAAGATAAAACCTACAACCTTTCATACTGAATAATACCATTTAACTGCAAATTTCACAGAATTATTCTACTCTTTTGTTCTCGACACCCGATTGTTTGAAACAATGATTAACTCAACTTCACTTGTTAGATTCAATTAACCTGCCTCATCAGCGAGGTAAAATTTACTTTCCATATCAATCTTCATGTATAGCTCCGTAGAAATTGTCCG